GACGTGGGTCACGTAATGCTTGTGGGTCGTTTATAGGAAACTCACCTAGCTTAAGCTGTGGGTGATCTGGACCCCAACATTCAGGACAAGCTTTTATATTAGTATTTTTACCCTTCCTAATAATATTACGCAGCTTCCGCAACTTATAGGTAAACCCACATATGTCACAGATGCCTAACGCATTCTTATTTGAAGAGAACATATTAGCCATTACATATACCCCATCCGTGGCACAAAATGCACAGAGGCTTTTTCTCGGTCTTCACCAGCAGCTAAACTGTATTGCTCTTCATACGAAGCTTTTAACATTTCTATACGCGGAGCTAACTCTGGAATCTTCATAGCTATATGGTACGCCAAACCAGCAACAAGACAGGGTAGAAATCTAAACGGCATATCTGCTGTTTCTACACCTGCGCCAGCATCTTCAATGCGACGCATACGATAATACTTAAATACGTAGTCATTGTTGTTAGGTACAGGCCACACGTTTATTCTAGGTTGAACGGCCCGGCGCTCTACCCACACTTGTATCGGACGACCCTGTGTTAACTTGTTAGGTATAGATGCGTATGTACTTACACTTATTCTATTTATTGTTAGATCAGACTGAGTTGTGGTGTTACCTGAATTAGTACGTATAACTTGTTCTAATAAATCTATGGTGTCTGTTGGTAAATTGTATTGAGAAGTACCTTTTACTAAATTTACCGTGCCTTCATCAATCGTCCACATATTGATGCCACGGTTTTGCCACTCTATGGTCATCAAGTTCATAGACCTACGAGCAGTACGCAAATCATACCCTGACCGCATTTCACGACCTGCACGCTCGAATGCTTCTTCCGCAATCTCGGTGAAGTCCATGTCAAATGCTGTAGTGCCTGATGTAGCCATAATTACTTATCCTTAAAGTGTTTTATAACCTGTGCAACAAGCGTGGCTTTTGCTCTACGTTTATCAAGCTCTATACCCTCTGAACGCATCATGGCCTCTAGTTCATTCTTATTCATAGCTTTAATTCTAGCAACGGTAGGAACTTTAACCTCTGGTTCTGGGGCCGCAGGTATCCCACCCATTGCTAACAATCTTGCTTCAGCTTCACCTTTAGTCATAAGATCAAAGACTTCTATATCATATGTACCATCGGCGTTTTTTGTGCCTATCTGATACACTGGTTCACCCGTAGAGAACCTGCCATTTTGAAAAACTTCCATATATCACCTATGTATACAAAGTTGCCTTACGGCGATCTTCCATAACTGCCCCGCATCCACGAGCCACGTCACGCCTACGCCTAGCTAGACCACCGCTTCTCATATTTCTAACTTTTGCTTTTGGCGTATTTGCCACCACAGTTTTACCCTTTGCGCCAGCCTTTTTCTTTTTTCTAGCTGTTGAAGCTCTTTCGCTTTTAGATAAACTATTTGCTTTACTGCGAGGTAGACAGCGATCAGGATTCTTTTTGTCCTTGGATGTACCACACTTACCTTTAATCTCGCCGTCAGTGCTGATACGAACCCAATCCTGTTTTAGCCAATCTTTAAGAGCGCCCATTACGTTTCAACACCTTTTGTAAAGTCTTTGCTTGCCCAGCATGAGCCTTAGATGCTTTCTTTAATTTAGAAATCACCTTCTTCACTTTTTTCTTTTTAGCGCTTGGTAAAGCCATGTTTTAACTTTTCTTTTTACCTTTTTTGCCACCGGGTGTTATCTTACCTTTGCACACTTGAGAAGCGTACATGTTGGCGTAAGCAGACGGATACGTATCAAATTTACGTTTTGCCGCTTCTTTACCCTTTGGGCATATTTTACCACCAGATTTATAATATCTTCGCATATCTACCTCATCTTACAAGCACGTGTGCCTTTACGTGCTATACCCATGCCACGAACTTTCTTTCCTTCTTTAAACTTCTTCTTGGGTTTAGAATACATACCCTGACCCTGTAGCATTTTTATCTCCTCTAACAACACGTCATACATGTCATCGTCAGGAGATAAACCTGCTAACTGGTCACGTAATTGAGCAATGCGGTTTTTGTTCATACCACTATCTCATTTTTGCTGGACGTACACCGCGTTGTGCAATGCCTGCGCCACGAACCTTGGCCTTACCACCTTTTGCGCCACCTTTAGTGCCGCCCTTGGTTACCATCTTACCGCCCTTCATCTTACGGATGGTGCCACCTTTAGCCATTTTCTTTATAGTACCACCCTTGGCTTTAAAGCCCATATTGTTACGCACTTTTTGAGGTAGCTTACCAAGACCTTTGTTGCCTTCGGGTACATCTTTTAGACCACCAGCCTTATAGCCTTTGACCTTCATGCCCTTTTTCATTTTCTTGATGGTGCCACCTTTAGCCATCTTACCCTTACCGTCAGCAGCAAATTCTGGAACCATTTTTCCATCTGGCCCTTTTACCATGGGCATCTTACCGCCAGCGGCATAACCCTTTACCTTCATGCCTTTTTTCATTTTTCTAATAGGACCGCCCTTGGCTTTCATCTTTCCACCAGCTTTATAGCCTTTATTTTTCATCTTCTTCATCATCAGTCTCCGAATATAAGTTGTCAAAGATTTGGTTTACATCCAGCGTATAGTCTAAATCAGATTTACTGTAATGAATATGCTGGGACGGTTTAAAGTCAGGAGCACCTTCTCCGACCTCGAACCATGCAGGGTGAGTAACCCGCACACGGTTATTTGGCAACGCAACAATATTGCCTGTCCACGGACCTGCATCTAACAGTTCTAACACGTGCGACTGTTTGTGTTGCGCTGGATCATCTGCAATTTCAGAGTCTGTGTAATCTACAGTGAAGTAATACTTAGCGGGGTAGAATTCTCCATCTATCTTTGCCATCCACGGACACGGTGTGGCTCTGTCTAATGTGTACACGCTATGGGTACGAGACGAACAGTCCCACGGCTGTGCTGCCCATACAGGCATGGGGTCAGGCCATTCTTCAAAGGCCGTATCACCTGTAAGCGCAGTTATCGGCATCCTAGCCCACATAGCGCCACCGTGTATATTTGGTTCGTCTCCGTCATATGTTTCAGCACCTGTAAATATAACCTGAAAAGATAAACAGCGGTTTGGCATTGCTGTTACTGCTATCACCATAGCGTGTAAAAACTCTCCATGATACTGTTCGTGATTATGTGTATATTCCTTTCTTACCCAGCATTTGAACTGAGGAACGTTGCTTGTTAGATACGCCATTAAATTCTTTCTTACGTTTTTTCGCGGCCTCTTGTTTGCGTTTCTGAGAAACTTTAGACGGAGGCGATTGTATTTGTTTGCCCATTTGAGCGCGAGAAATAGCCATTAGCAGTTCCACTTCCGTAGGCTTTTGTTAATACGACTATTCGGATCGTTTGCTGTCTTAGCACTTGTAAGACGTTTCTTCATGCCCTTCATACGGGCGCAAAAGGATTTACGGCGTTTAGCGGCCTTAGACCCTTTTTTCAGTTTACTGGGTTTAGTTGTAACCGCAGTCTTTAGTTTGCTGCCGGGATTCTCACGGCGATAACTTTCAACACCTTTTTTGTTAAGCCCACCGGACTTACTCTTCCCCTCCTTACGTTGCCATGCAGGGGTTTTTACACTCCCACCTTTTTTATAGTAACTACGCATACGCGTTACCCAAATTTCTTCCGCATATACAAAATTATAGTGTATGTATCTGCAGAACTATGCCCAACAGTAGTGAAGTTGATATCCCCTGTTACACCAGACCCAGCGTTGTTAATTAACCCACCGAATATGGTATAATCGTGGTTACCGCTTTGGTTTTCACCAAGTTCGATAGCCATGACATCAGTGCTTGCATCGAACAGTATTTGTACTTTCATACCAATACACTGCCACCAGATACGTTCTATAATAACACCTGTGCAAGTCTGGCCTCTCCAACTACTTTGAAGCGAACTAACATCAACCTTTGTTACAGCAGATTCTCCTGTGCCATCGGAGATATTAGTAAACTTCATAACAGCATGCGTAGGACCATCTAATATAGTCTGTGAAGCTACTGTATCAGCCATGAAACCCTCCTGTTACGCTATTTGTACATATTCAATTATAAACGTAAAGGAACCTGCGGTTGTAGCGTCTACTGTGTTAGTTATGTTGCAGAATATAGTTCTCGCTGTATCTGTATACTGAACAGAAGCTGGGGCGGTTGTTCCACTCTGCGTTTGTGTAACAAGAGTTGTTAGTGTTACATTATGTTCAACAACAGTTGTACCACCATCCAAAATTTCATCTGTTACAGCAGCAACAATCTGTGCGCCAGAACTTGTTGTACCAACCTCATACCCAATGTCACCTGTCCCAATAACAGGAGATACATCACAAAAGATTTTAATATCTGTGATGATCGTATTTGCTGGTTGTGTGAACTCACCAATAGTCGGGCTGTCACCTGCTGTAGTATTCACCGTTACACCTGTAGCAAAACCTACATGCTTTACGTATTTGTTGGTTACGATGCCCGTAGAAGCAGTGCTTGCGACTGTGGTTACAGCACCAGTGGAAGCATTTTTAGATATTACTTGAAATCCGTTTTCCGAACGGACGGGACCATTAAAAGTCGTATTAGCCATGTGTATCTCCTGTCTTGGCTAGTGTCAGACACACTATGTGCCTGTCAGGGATAAACACATTATACATACATCAAAACAAAAAGAAAGGGGCAACCGAAGTTGCCCCAGTTCAGGCATACAGGCAAAGCCTGTCGAGCAGTAGTGTTTAGGCTCCGGGCGAACCGAAGATGCCGAGCGGATCAGAAACACCGAAGCTATAGCGCTCACGTGCTTTGTAACGGCTGTTGCCAGTATCAAAATCAGCGTCCATAGATGTAGCCATCGGGCTACGTGTAAAGTGT